AACAGATGATTACTGACGCGAAAGCGAACAGTGCAATTGCTGGTACTGATTTTAAGGAGCAGAATAACTATATTACTGTTCCTGAGCATGTACTTGGAGTAACGCAAGTCTATGCTTATGATAATAGTTCATCAGCGACATCAGGAAATATTTTTAGTATGAAGTACCAGTTATTCTTGAATGACTTTTATAATTTTGGTTCAATGGAAATCTTGAACTACTATATGGTTAAGCAGTATCTTGAAACTCTTGATTTTGTAATTGGTAACTTCAAACCAATTAGATTTAACAAAAGAGAAAATAGATTATACATTGATACTGACTGGGGTAATATTACTGCAGGACAACATTTAATTCTTGACTGTTATAGAATGATTGATCCTAATAATGCAGCAGAAATTTATAATGATGTATGGTTAAAGAGATATCTTACCGCTCTGATCAAACGTCAGTGGGGACAAAACCTTATTAAATTTAAGAACGTATCACTTCCTGGTGGTACAACTCTAAATGGAAGAGAGTTCTATGAAGATGCACAAGAAGAAATTGAAACTATTCTTGGTGAATTTAAATTAGCAGCAGAGTTACCACCACTAGATATGGTCGGTTAAGATGAAGAATTTATACTTCACACAAGGAACAAAGGGTGAGCAGGGTCTAGTTCAGGATCTTGTAGACGAACAGATCAAGATGTATGGTCTGGATTGCTATTATATTCCTCGTAAAATTCATGAGGATAAGTTATGGAATGACATCTACTACTCACAGTTTAAGGATAGTTATCTCATTGAGATGTATCTTGAAAACTTTGAGCAGTTTGGTGGCAATGGAGATATGCTGTCTAAATTTGGTCTTCGTGTAACTGATGAAATTCAACTGACAGTATCTAGAAGAAGATGGCAAGATTTTGTAGAGACTTCCACAAACAAAATAGTCAGCGGAAGACCTAATGATGGTGACCTTATCTGGTTTCCATTAAATGAAACAGTATTTGAAATTAAGTATGTAGAAAACCAAAAACCTTTCTATCAGTTAGGAAGTCTATATACATATACCATGACATGTGAAGTCTTTGAGTACGGTGACAGTATCTTTGATACTGGAATTGCTGCTGTTGACAACACTGAAATGGAATCTGGTGTATACCCCGTTGTATTCAGTGCCGGTGGTTCTGGATATTGGATTCAGGATGAGAAAGTTACAGGAACAAGATTCAATGCTGCAGCAACTACTGTAGTTGCAGTAGATGGAGTTCTTGGTCAAATTACTATTACCAATGCTGGTAGTAAGTATGAAACTGCACCAGTAGCACGTTGGTTCACACCAACTAATTCTTTGATTGGTACATCAACAACAGAGATTACTAATGGTGTAGTCTCTAAAGTTAATTCACCAACAACTCCATATGTTTATGGCGACATTACATATGATGTTTTTGGCAATGTTGAAAGTGTTGCTGGTTATGCACCCACTATTGTTATTGATGGATCTCCTGCAAACATTGTAGGAAAAGTTGCAGAGTGGAACGAGGACACTAGAACATTAAGTGTTGCATATGCAAATGGGACATTTAATGTCAACGAAGAATTAGTTGGCGCTGATTCTAATGCAAGATGGTCAGTCTCATCATTTGACACTCTTGATATGACTGATTCGTTCTCAGAAAATAGAGAACTAGAAGATGAAGCAGATGATATTCTTGACTTCACTGAAAGGAATCCGTTTGGAGAATTTGGTAATTTTACAGGTAGCTTCTAATGTTAGGAAATTATTTTTATCACAAAATTATTAGGAAGACAGTTACCACATTTGGTACGCTTTTTAATAACATTCAATTAAAAACTTTAGATGCTAATGGCAAAGATGTCATGGAGCAAAAAGTTCCATTGGCATATGGTCCCATTCAAAAGTTTTTAGCAAGACTTGCTGCTGCTCCAAATCTTGACAAGAAGGTAACGATTACTGTTCCTAGATTGTCATTTGAAATGACCGGTATCTCATATGATAGCACAAGGAAAGTTCCTCCTATTCAGAGAAATAGAGCGGTTGGTGATGGTAAAACGACAACAACTAAAACTCAATATCTTCCTGTTCCATATAATATTGGATTTGAGTTGAATGTAATCTCAAAATCTCAAGATGATGCATTGCAGATTCTTGAGCAAATTCTTCCATTCTTTCAACCACAATTTAGTATGACTGTGGATCTTATTCCTGAAATGAATGAGAAGAGAGATATTCCAATCATCTTAGAAAGTATTGATTTTACTGATGATTATGAAGGTGATTACTCTACCAGAAGATACATTTATTATACACTAAGATTTAGCGTCAAGACCTTTATGTATGGTCCTGTTGCTGCCAATGACATCATTAGAAAGTCTATTGCTACTACTTTTCTTGGCGATAAGGATACTAATGCTAGGATAATGGAATATAACGTTACACCTAAAGCATTAGAAGATAAAAATAACGACGGTACTATTAACGCAGCAGATGATGCTCTATTACAACCAGATGATGACTTCGGATTTAATGAAGGTATAACGTATCATGGACAATAAATTCCAGAAGAATATGGAAGATGTTTTTGACATCACTCCTATGGATGAAGAGGAGCAACCTAAACCTGAAAAGGTTGATGTTACTAGTGCTGATATAGAGACAGATTATAAGTATGCTCGTGGTGAGTTGTATGAACTCATTCAGAAGGGTCAGGTTGCCATTGAGGAACTCCTAGACGTTGCTAGGAGCAGTAACCACCCAAGAGCATACGAAGTCGCCTTCCAGGGCATTAAGAACGTTGCTGACATCACTGATAAATTATCTGATCTTCAGAAGAAGATGAAAGATCTAGGTCAGGAAGAAAAGAAAGGACCAACAACAGTTAACAATACTATGTTTGTAGGATCTACTGCTGATCTCGCTAAGATGTTGAAGCAAGCAAAAAATAAATTAGAAGATAAATAATTAAAAATTTAGAACAATGATTATCAAACCCGTATCAGTTGCTGTTGATCTTGACTCTGCAGCAAGCAATGTATCTTCGGCAACATTAGTTTCAGTTCTCAACACTAATACTGCTGCTTGCTTGATCGTTAACAGTAATGGAAATAATTTTTATATCGGCGCTGGTGAGCGTGTTGAGGTAAAAAAACTTCCTGCAGAAACGCTTGAAGCAACTACAGGTTCTTCTGCTTCTGTGTGGGCATCCTCTGTCGCACACCTTAATTGAATAAATATCCTAGTAAACCCTCCCTGCTGGCATGAAGTCATTTAAAGAATTTAGAGAACTAAGCGAAGCGAAACGTGGACTTTATGCTAACATTCACGCTAAAAGAAAGCGTGGAGAAGCACCTGCTAAACCTGGATCCTCCGATTATCCAGACAAGGATGCTTTCAAAAAGTCGGAGAGGACTGCTAAAGAAGAATTTGAACTCACCCAAGAAGGAGCAGCCTGGACAAAAAAGTCAGGAAAAAGTAAGTCAGGAGGACTTAACGCAAAAGGACGCAGATCTTATGAAAAGGAAAATCCAGGATCTGACCTTAAAGCACCAAGCAAAAAGGTTGGAAATCCCAGGAGGGCATCCTTCTGCGCTAGAATGAAGGGCATGAAAAAGAAATTGACTAGTAAGAAAACATCTAGAGATCCCGATAGCAGGATCAATAAATCACTGAGAGCTTGGAACTGTTGATAAATGGCTGATAAAGTTTATAAAGGTTCGCCCAATCTAAAAGCGGCGAACGTGGAAATGAGTTTCACTCCTAAACAGGTTCAGGAGTGGTTGAAATGTGCTGACGATCCCGTCTACTTTACTAAAAATTATATCAAGATTGTGTCACTAGATGAGGGTCTGGTGCCATTTAAGATGTGGGACTTTCAAGAAGAGATGATTGAAAGGTTCCATGGCAATCGTTTTAACATTGCTAAGTTACCACGTCAGACTGGTAAGAGTACCACTGTGGTTTCTTACCTGCTGCATTATTGTATCTTTAATGATAATGTCAACATCGGTATCCTAGCAAACAAACTAAGTACATCCAGAGAACTTCTCGGTAGGTTGCAACTTGCTTATGAGAACCTTCCTAAGTGGATGCAGCAAGGTATTGTGTCATGGAATAAAGGATCTCTAGAACTTGAGAATGGTTCTAAGATCATGGCAGCATCTACTTCTAGTTCTGCTGTCCGAGGTATGTCATTCAACATCATCTTCCTGGACGAATTTGCTTTCGTTCCAACTCACATTGCCGAGCAGTTTTTCTCCTCAGTATACCCTACGATCTCCTCTGGTAAGTCTACCAAGGTTATTATCATCTCCACCCCTAACGGGATGAATATGTTCTACAAACTCTGGCATGATGCTGAGAGGGGTAAGAACGAATATATCACTACAGAAGTACACTGGAGTCAAGTTCCTGGCAGAGATGCTAACTGGAAAGCACAAACGATTGCAAACACTTCCCAGCGACAGTTCACTCAAGAATTTGAGTGTGAGTTTCTGGGATCTGTAGATACATTAATTGCTGCAAGCAAATTGCGGACAATGGTGTATGATGATCCTATCACTAGTAATAATAAAGGTTTAGTAGTATATGAAAACCCGCAAAAGGACCACGATTACATTGTTACTGTTGACGTTGCCCGTGGTGTGGGCAGTGATTATAGCGCATTTTTGGTTTTTGACATTACAAAGTTCCCTTACAGGTTGGTAGCACGATACAGGAACAATGAAATCAAAGCTATCATGTTCCCTACAATTATTGTTGATATTGCCAATGGATATAATAGAGCATATATTTTAACTGAAGTTAATGATATTGGAGATCAGGTAGCATCTATGATGCATTATGATCTGGAGTATGATCATATTCTTATGTGTGCCATGAGAGGACGTGCTGGTCAGATTGTTGGAACAGGATTCTCTGGAAAGAAAACACAACTTGGCGTTAAGATGTCTAAGACCGTGAAGAAGATTGGATGTTTGAACCTAAAGACTTTTATTGAGGATGACAAACTAGTCATCCCAGACTATGAGACTATCGCAGAACTCACGACATTCATCTCTAAACGTGAATCGTTTGAGGCAGAAGAAGGATGTCATGATGATCTTGCGATGTGTCTAGTAATTTTTGCATGGTTAGCAGTACAAGATTACTTTAAAGAAATGACGGACAATGATGTTCGTCAAAGAATCTATGATGAGCAAAAGAATCAGATTGAGCAGGACATGGCACCATTCGGTTTTGTTTCCGATGGTCTAGAAGAACAAGAAAGTTTTGTGGATAAAGAAGGAGATCGTTGGTTCTTAGATGAGTATGGTGATGTAGCTTCTGACTTTACTTACATGGGTTCTTATCTATAATGAATTTTGAAGAGGAGTTTGAATTAGAACACCTACTTTTTACCCAAAGAAAATGTAAATCTTGTGGGAAAATTAAAGAATTAATTAGCGATTTCTATAGAACCAGAAAAGGAAGAGCAACACCTTCAGCATATGCCTATGAGTGTAAGGAATGTACTGTAGATAGAGTAACCAAAAATAGAAAACGTAGTGACAACCGTAGTTGGTCATATCCAGACTGGTAGTTCATGCATTGTTTCCCCTCTTAAAAGATAGGTTTTAATAAATAATCACAGAACAAATTTCTGAAATTTAGGGGTAAACATGGCAACACAAGTATCGCCAGGGATTGTTGTTCAGGAGCGCGATTTTACTAATTCACGTCTCCAAGAAACAATCACTAACATCGGCGCTATTGCTGCACCTTTCCTGCAAGGGGATGTCGGCGCAGCAGAATTAGTTACGAGTGAGAAAG